TATGATTTCCCCTCCGCTTATCAAGCAGGCAGGGCAATCCGAATCAGCTTGCTGGTATCGTACACATAGGGCGCAAACAGTTTGGACGCCTTGATGTAGTTGGTCTCAGCGATAATGTCGCGGTCGAACTCAACCAGAGTGTCGCGCTTCATGGCAATTGCCAGTGCGCCGGGCTTGATTACCAGAGCAACGGCGCCGGTAGCGGAAGATTTCTCGAAATAATTGCCGATGTCGGCAACAGCTGGAGAAGCAACAGCTTCGTATTCACCCAGATTATTCAGGATGTAATATGTTTTGCTGGAACTGATGTCTGAATCAGTGGTCTTTGCATAAGTGTCATAAGTCACGGATTTCAGTCTGTTGGAGGTGATAACCTGGCAACCGTGCACCATGCCTACAACACCACGGACAAGCATTTCGCCGCCAATCTCGGTGTTCGGAATCCATCCTTCGGACTTACGCAGGCGGGCATAGAACTCAGGCGGGATAACCAGAACCTTTTCACCGTCGATGTCCTCGCCGAATTTGGTCAGCGCATCGGCGATTCCGTCAGCAACATTCGTTGCGCTTGCGGCGATAGATGCGGTCAGAGTGGCGTCGCTTGCCGCTTTGGCAATCAGGTCTGCCTCAACCTTGGAGTTAGTGGCAACTACCACCTGATCGGCTGCTTCCTGCGCAATGTCGTTGTCGTAGCCGGAAAGCATAGCCTCATCGGTAAATTCGATAGCACGGCCGATTTTGGCAACCTTTACCTTTTTGGTTCCCTGAGTCAGCTTTGCAATCGGGATGTCAGCACCTTCCGCGACTTCCACGCTGTCTCCTACGTAGTTGTAGTAGGGCATGGTCAGTTCGTCGCCGGGGCGGCCAACAAGGGTGGTGTCGATCCTTGCCAGTGGGGACAGACGAATTCCATCAATAAGTTTTTGATCAATATAATCTGCGACTACTTCCGGGTCGAACAGATCTGCAAGTTTTGTTGCGTTACTTCCTGCGGGCATGTTAGCTCCTTTCTACCACATAACTTTTAGTGGTTAGCGGCCATATCAGATTTATGGCCGGTTATTGTTTTATCTGCGTCCGGCAAATTGGCTGTATGTATCGGGATGTTCCCGTTTGAGCTTCGTGCGCTCTTGCAGATTCATCTTGTCGAACTGTTCCTGTGTAACGGTCGAATTGCCGGTTCCATATTGCAGTTCGGGGCGATTCTTCAAAAACTCGCTCATTACCTGCTTGGATTTTCGACCCTCCACCTCGGCAAGAATCTTCATGCGCGTGTCGAAATCCTCATCCACTTCGGCAACCGCCATCCTTGACGCTTCATCCGCAGTCCATCCCTGGGCCAGATAGGACTTCTCGATTTTGTTCATTCTGTTTTCGCGGAGAAGGGTTTTGAACTGCTCTTCCTTCTCGGCTTCCTTCTCAGCTTTTTCCTGAGATGCCTTTTCCTTCTCTGACAGTGTAGACTGGTACTTTTTGCGCCATTCCGCTGACTCGGACGACAGCTTGTCATTCGTTCGTTTCAGCTTTGCGATTTCGACCATCAAGTCTTGTACGGACGGCTCATTGTCTTCGTTTCCAGCAGCCTTTGGGTCGGTCTGAACGTTGTCATTTTCGCCTTGCACCGTGGTCTCGATTTTGGTCTCTTCCGTGGTCTTAGTTGCATTTTCACTCATCGTGAACACCTCTCTTTTTGCGATTTTAGGCTTCTCTGCCTTTGGTTGTTTGCGTTTAATTCCCTTCGGTTCTCTCCGAAGTTGCGCTTTTTAACGTGCATCTCCGCACAAATAGCGGAAACGGGAGTTGAACCCGAACCATCAACCTTATGAGGGTTGCAAGCGTCCATCGCTTTGTTCCGCATGGTCTATTCGTATGACACACTGCATCGACAGTTTGCTATCTCGGAAATGTCCGCGCCTAGCGAACTGTCATGAGGGAACATCATCAAGCTATTGCCGACCACAAACGGCTCATCAATCGGCACGACATCCAGATTGACATCTACGTGTGTCGGTCTGACTCTGTCGTCTTCCATGGTGTGCCACTGTTTGCTTGTCATTCCCGCGGCCACAGCATCGGAGTATTCCTGATTATCCCAAAGGATGTTCGAATCATCCTCTGAAATAGTCAGCGCGCGTTCGGGTGAAGTCCAATATTCATCATCGGACGCTCTTTCGCTTGTCGCTCTGACTTCCTCTGCCGCGATTTCGTCCAGATACCGATTGACGATTTCCTGGTCGATATCGTAGTTCTTCATGGCATCCAATAGTTGCTCCCGATACTCTCTTTCAGCTCTTGCCCTTTCGATTTCGCGGTTATTCTGCAATGCCACGAGATAAAGCGTAAAAAGAAACAGCACCGCATCCATGATGTCGTCCGCGAGTGCTGCTCTTTTCTTTTTTTGCTCTTCCGTGAGGTACATCGGACGGAAGTATTCTTCGAAGTGGCGCTTCCTGTCCTCTTCCGTCAACCTGTTTATGTTGTCGAACGATAACAGTGTCGCCATGGATTACTCCGTTTCTTCCCCGTCCGGGGACCTTCTATCCATTCCGTCGATGTTCGGACTATTCTCAATTTGGTCAGATTCGTCAGAGCCGGCACGTTCCTGGATGTTGCCAGATGTCTCCGTGTTCTGCTGTCTGTCAAATGTCGATTTTTGGAATTTATTGATAAGCTCTTCGGAATCCTCGTAAACCTGTTGAGGATCATCAAAGAGATTGACAATGCGAATGGCGTGCAAGCCGTGGATGCCGTGGGAAACGAGCGTAGAGTAAGCATTAACCTTCGACACAAGCTCATAGCTCTTTTGGCGTTTCACGCTAGGCACCGCATCAGAATACCGCATAGACAAAAGCGGACTGTTTGACGGCACATCATCCGACAGCTTGATAGCGCGAAGTGCGATTTTCAGTTCTTGCATCTTACACCGCTCGATGATGCCTTGCTGTTTATTCGCTTCGACCTCTGCCTGGCTCCAACCCGTAGCATCCGACATCGCAACTCCGGTACTGCCGCCGGAATTATCATTTCTCTGCGGCACGTTGCATTTCTGCAAAATCGTAGACCGCTTGTTCACAATGTTCTGCATAATGCCCGAATACTCCGTCGGAACTGCCAGCGGCGTGATGGAAGGTGTTTTGCCGTCTCTAGTAGTCTGCGTGAATACCCAATCATTCGACTCCGGCGTAACCGTATTGCCTTTTTCATCTTTGGCAAACTCCACATCATTTGCGTGCCAGATACACTGGACATTTTGATCAACCAGATTGGCGAAATCGGATTCTTCGATGTTGAGCGTGTCCATATCGGCAAGCTGCCGCTCAAAGCATCCCATGCGGTCGTGAGCCCGAATCCACTCGACAATCGGAATGATGCCTAACGGATTGATCTCTCCGCTTCGTTTTCTGTGGCTGTATTTATAATCGACTTCATAGCCGTTGACTATTCGGCCGCCGACAATCTCAAACCGCTCATCTTTCGTGAAGCATGTCAGATATCGATTGCCCTTTTTGTCTTCCCGGAATGTTGCGCCCAGAACAATTCGCTTGTCCGTATAGGCGTTTGACCGAACAACAAAAGCAGCTCTGGGGTCGAGAACCGTGTAAGTAAAATAGCTGTCACCGTCTTCGTACTCCGTGTTAACATCGATGTATGTATAACCAATGCCGGTGACCTCTACGAAATAGCCGAGCTCCTGCGATTTATCTTTCCCGTACTCACTGGAATAGCACTCGTTGATCAGTGCGACGCCCTCATGTTCGCTCTGGTTGTTCTTTCCGCCGTCAACGCGCCCTCGCTGGACGAATGTGATTTCGTTGCCCCAATGATATCCCGTATGAAAATTTGTGACTTCGTTCGCGACGTTGTCAATGCACTCGATATTGATTTCTGCACGATACGTTTTTTCACGCTTCAGCGGTTGATTGCCTTTTTCGTACCGCAACAGATATTCGCACTCCATGCGGTTCGCCAGAAAATCAGATACGGAATCCTGGATTACTTGCAACACATTATCCCTCGTGATTTCCCGCTCATCTGTCCAGATTGTTCTTCGACCGGAATACATCGCAGACACACCTTCCTTCGCAGAAGTAGAAATGGACACGGCCAGTGCCATGCCCATATATAGCTTTTCTCTTTTTATTCTTTTCCGTATTGTACCATAACATAGAGTCAAGTACGGCGCAAGGTGACATCAAGTGACAATAGGTGACTAGCGAAATAATTTCGATGATTTTCTGGGCTTTCCCTTCAAAGTTCTCTCGTAAAACTCCGATTCTGCCTGTTTTTTTACCCGGATCACGTGCCGCGGCGACTTTTGCCACTCTGCCGCAATGTCAGAAACAGACATATTGCAGACATAATACTCGTTCAACACGATTCTTTCTTCGGCTCTTTCCATGCTGTCAATCTCACGGAGAATCTTTTTCCGCAGATTCACCAACCGGAGTGTCAGCCGTTCGGCATCTTTTTCGCAATCTACCGCCGTGGCGACCGCAGCCGCCATTTTGTCGGAGGTTGAGGACCGTTGCACCCGGTCTCCGTCTGGTTCACCACACAGGCTCGATGCGATTTCGTGCCATCGTTCCGCTTCCCTCTTTTTGTTCGCAATCAATCTCTCGATTGTGCTTAATTGTCCCAGATATTGTTTTGTCGTCAACTTGTCACCCCATAATATCAAAACGGACTTTTCACTACCCTTGCCGCCACAATCCTGTACTTGTTCTGGACAAACAATGCAAAGTTGGCCATGCAATCCGGCACGTCATCGTGCTTGTTCTTTCCGGCCACAGAATATGCCAACAACCATGTCATGAACATCTGGTAGTCGGTCTTAACTCCCCAATTTTCTTTGGGCTTGAACAGCACCTGTTTCTTCACCCAGTCGGCATTAACTATAATCCTAGTTTCTTTGTTGGTTTCTGTCGGCTTCGTGGTGATATTGCATCTGCCGCCTTTTTCCTTGACGCGCTCCTCGACCTCGAATGCTACTCTGTCGCCACCTGCGTTGGATTCAAACTCGCATTGTTGCACGTTATGATTGACAATCAAATCTGCCATGCGCCCATATTGCACGCCGTAGTCAGATGAATCCGTGCAGATGCAGTCCACAAGATAATAGTCATTGTCGTACTGATAAAGCACCGGCAGAATCAAGAAGTCAGTTCCTTTCGACTTCGTGTCACAGACCGCCATGATTGCATCCGGCTCCCTCATCGGCAAGTCGGTGTAATACCGCAGTTCTTCCGCAGTGTACAGCAAGCCTTCTCGCTCAATCGGATCATTCTTGTACAGGCACCGATATGAGATTTCATCCATTGCCAGCTCTTGGTCGTGGAAGAATTTCTCATCGAATCCGTTGACATCGAAGTTGAAATTGCTCTTTCCTGTCACTGGATCGATATCCGGCACCGCTATGAAGCGTACTCTGTCGCTGTCTTCGTACAGTCTCTGGATTCGTCCGACGATATCATGGACACTCCATCGGGTGCAAATGTGTAATTCCTTTGCCCCTGGAATCTTTCTCTGCCTGGCATCAACGGAATAGATGTTCCACAGTTTGTCGAGGATATTGATGTTCAGTGCTTCCTCGATGCCGCCGATGATATCATCACACAGCAGG